CCACTATGTTTTTGTTTGCTTTCATGTTGTCTATCTCCTCTAAGGATTTTGATACATTCAAAAAGTCAATTGCTGCTACTTCTTCAGCTTTTGGAGCTGGAGCAGGTGTTGCTTTCTTTCCTGTATAAACGTTAATACCGTGTTTTTTCAAGGTTGCTAAAGATTTTTCTAGGTCGTCAAGTTTAGTAGATTTCTCTTCTTCTTTCTCTTCATACATCTTTTCTTCTTCTTCTTCTTCCTCTTCTTCAGGTTCTTCTTCCTCTTCTTCCTCGTCTTCTTCGGCTTTCTCTTCGCCCATATCTTCAAGGTACGCGAGTACTTCTTTTAGCTTAGCAAGGGTGTTTTCCATGTCTTTCATTAGTGCCTCTTCCTTACCAAGTTCAACTGGCTCTTCTAATCCAGCAGCTAATTCAACTTCCTCTGTTTCAACGATTTCCTCGTCGGCAGATTTAGCATGATTGCCACCACAAGTGCATTCTGTCATGTATATACACTGACCGAAAGGGTATATAAGTAATCTAAACTTTCCGGAAACTACCTTTTACGAGACCAAGAAGGCGTTCTTCCCCTTCTTAATCTTTCTTTAGGTTTCCAACCTGATTGAGACATTGCATTTTGAAAAGACCTGCCAGATTGGTCTCTAACTCTACTAGGACTCATTTTAGGGCCACGTCCGGGAAATGAACCGGGGTCTCTCCAAAGCTCTGCACAAAACGCTCTTGGTTTTTTTACATTTTGAAGACCCTCATAATTTCTAAGATGTTGTTTTGCATTAGCAACACAAGCTGCCATAAATGCCCGCATACCTCTTCCAGTCCTTCCTGTCCTTGGAGCCTTACTAATTTTATTAATGCCTTTCAAAACTTTACACTTTTTTATACCTGCAATGTCCCATATGTGTTTGTCAATTTTTCCTAGTATGTCTGTTACACTACTTGTACTCCACATTTTACAAGACCAATATCTTGCCTTATACTTAGGACCTGGACTATCACAATTGTGTCTTGCTCTAAAGTTTCTACGTTTGTCAGGACTATCACGCTTGATGTCCATCTTAGGGTCGCCAAACTTTACTTGAACTATATTTCCTTTATCGTTTTTTACGTAAACCCCAAATTTCTTGTTCTCACCTTTTAACCGAAAAGGCTTGTTAAGATTCACTTTACTACCTTGATACTCTGCTTTTAACAATCTTGATTCATCATGTTCTTCTATAACTTCAAATGGAAACTCTTCTACTGCACCTACGTGCTCTTCGTAATCTCCTAACATTAATACAGGACCATCTTTGTATGCCATCCAATGATGTCCCTTTGGTGCTTTAACTTTTACAGAAGCTACAGCTTTTCCTAAAGGCACGCAGTTAGGAACTTTCTTGCCTCTTAGCATCTTAGTTCCTATCATCTCATAACCTGCTTCACAAGGTTTCTTTTTTATCATGTCAAGAATGCTATCTAGTTCTTCATTCATTTTACTAAATCTTCTAGCTTGTATTGCTCGCTCTTGATTTACTGCGCCTGCGCGCGTAGAATGACAACCTAATAATCTTTTATCTTTTTTAGCAAATAGACAATACTTCTTTCCTCTACGTTCTATTATCTTTTCTAACATTCCCTCTACTTCATCTAATGTTACTTGCTTTGTCACCTTGATAGGTTCTTGTTCTTTTGCTGCCGCTACTTGTGTAACGGTAGCTTCTGGGTTAGCTGGTCTGTTGCCAACCCATGATACGGACCAAAGAGACAACTCGGAGATGTTGTTGTGGCAGACGTCTCCTTCGCAGACCTTCTCTTGTTTTTCGGCTTCCCCTCTAATAGAGGAGCCACCCTTGTCACCGTAAATCTTCATCTCTTCCCACACCCTGTCATGCATCGGAAGCTTGTTGTGTACTCCAACTCTAATCTTGACTTTACCGTCTTTAACTTTATATGCAAGAGGAAGACCCACTGGCATCTCCTCATGCTTGTATGAATAAACACCGTATTTCATATAGAAATCCATGGACTCTTTAATTGTGTCAGTACCTATCTTGTCGTTCTGTTTGTCAATAATAGGTGAAGAAATATATGTTTCTAAAATTCTCTCGTTATACCACTCTGGTCGATAGACCTGCCACTTAGTATTCTGAGCATCTGCCACGGCCTAATATTAACTACGTGTATATAAACAATTAACTTTTTCCGGAAGCCTTCCTTCTAAGGCGATTTCCCTCTAACATTATCTGACTATTTATCTTTGACATATTTTCTAGTAAAGCATCTCTGCAAGCAAACGTTCCCTCTGCAAATGGTTGATTTTTAAATATGTTTTTTGCAAACCACCAATAACTATCTACTGAAGGATATTTGATTGCGTAATCTTTTAACCTTTCAGTCATATTGTGATTCCTAGAACCAAATCCAGTTCCAGATACAGATGGCATTGGCGAATAACCACCAAACTCTATAATCTTTGCAGCAGGATGGTCAGACACTAATTGAAAAACTGCCTTGTTACCAAAATTGCCTATCATAGGCTCTATGCTTTTACCAACACTTCCCGTAACATAATTCCAACGTTCATATACTTTTTGTTCAGCAGCATCTCTAATCATAACTGCTGTATTAGCTAATGCATTTTCAAAAATAGTTTGCCAATTTTTTTCTTTTTTCCAAAAGTTAATTGAATTAGTAATTTGTTCTAAACCTGTAACTTTAAAAGGGCCGGGTTGTCTTTTTGGTCCGAATCTTTTCATTTGTAAGATGCTACTTCTTCAGGTGATGCATCTCCGTACTTTTCTTTCCACTTTCTATTTACTTCCTGTGCAGCCTTCTGTCTCATTAACATCCTACTATTCTTGTTGTACTGTCTCATGTATTCAGCTTTGTTATTCCAAGCCCTGTCATGCTCACACTCTTCACACAATCCATTAGACATTAATCTAACTCTGACTTCTCCTGCTAAACATTTCTTACATTGTTTCATGGTTTTAATGCTCCTACTTCTGGTTTAGCCTCCTCAGGCATAGTAACTTGAGGTTTGTCTGGAAGCATTAAATTACCATCTTTATCTAATGTAGCTTCTATTCCTACCTTATTTAATACTGTAATTATATTTGCCTTTTGTAACATATTAGCTAATGCTTGTTGCTCGTTCTTTGTATTAATATCTGCAAACTTTACTTTCCAAGTTTGAATTCCCATCAACTTCATCAATGGTTTCAAAAATCCCATTTCCAAACATTGTTGAGTTTCTAACACAGTTCTGTCAAACAAAGATATCTGCTCTCCTTCTGCATTCAACCCACCTACGCCTGCTGTGCTACCTGTTACTATCGGCATCACTCCATACGATGCGTTTATGTCGTTGTTAATGCGTTCCATGTAAGGCAAAGCCATCAACTCATCCATGTTAGGCATAACAGGTACAAACTTTGCCTGTCCGCTTGAGCCTTCACCCCTACTACTTATAATAGGAACAAAGTTTGGATTACGTCTTGTCTCCTCTGCAATGTATTCCCCTAACCTATTCAATGATTCCTCATCATGACCGGGAATATCCAAGAAACCCTTAGGTGGCCTCTCTAGTTTGTAAATCTTGTTTTGGAAGTTCTCAATGGCGAGCGCTGTTTCGATTTTCTTAGAAAGACCTATAATCGGCGACTGTCCATACAATCTGGCATTCGCACTGTATTTATTAAAATGAATTATCTCATCCCTTGCAAAAGGAATCTTATCTTCATCCTGACCCATGTCATAAAAATATGCCATAGGTTCAGCTTCAAACCCACCTTCTCCTAACTCTCCTTTCTCCAAAGGCTGTCTGGTTATTATATCAAAATATTCATCGTTTTTAAACTTACCATAATCATCTACATGAAATCTCATCTGCTTTGCATCTTCTACCCAAAGCTCCTTGACTATCTTATCTTCACTACCCTGTATCCTGTCGTAAACAACACTTACCCAACAATCATCAAATACCTCTACTTGTCGTATCATTGCCTTAAAAAATTCCGATGCCGTAATATCTGCATTACCACCCGTAGGGTCTCGTAATAACATTTCTAACATCTTACGTTCTTCTTTGTCACCTGCATCTCCAACTGCGTGATACTCCCATCCCTTCGCCACGGATTGAGAAGCTATTCGAGTGATTACGGTTCTGAGATGAGAATACCTGTCAGCTAATTGTTCTAAATAATTTTGGTCTACTGGAGGAAGTATATCTGCCTTAAACGCACGATTAGTTCCTGCCGTACCATAAGCAGGCGTTCTTGCCTCTTTATTAACAGTAGCTGTGTTTTTCTCTAGCAATTTTTCTAACGCGGAACGCTTCCGCACTGGCTTTCGTCCCAAAATCCTATCGTACCATGCCAAGTTGTATCGCCTCTACTGTAGTAATTATCTTATTAAGCTTTTCCTTTTTTTGTATTACATCAAGACTTTTCTTAAGTCTTTTACTCCAACTGTGACCTGCATTGCCACCCATCATCTTCCACATTATCAAACCCTTACTTGGGTTTTTTTTATTATTAAAATTCTCAGCTGGAGGGTCTACCTTCTCATGCCTTCTGTAATATGTATCAATCTTAACTGCCGTTTTATATCCTACGTCTTTCTGATATCTTAATTTTCTGTTAATAGCCTTTGTAACCTTTCCACCACCATATCCATGCATAGCTCTCAAATCTCTACCCTGTAACGCTTCTTTCTTGACCCCTCTAGGAATCCTATACCTATCTCGCTTATCTGCCATGATACTCCCGAACGTACCTTCTAAGGACTGGCTCCACTAGGACGCCTGTGGGAACATTCTCCGCCTTAGCAATCTCTTTAAGGCCCTCTTTGGTAGAGTCACTAATTCCATAAATTTCCAACCTCGTTCGCTTTTTCATAGTCTGGTTGGATGTCTCGTATGTGCTTGATGTATATAACCTTTTCTATATGTAATCCCAACTAACATACGCAAGTCCGCGTTTGTTCTTGTTTTTAATCGCTAACTCACACATCCATAACGCCATAACTGCATCAGGCGTGTGACCCTCTAATCTTCCATTCTTGCCATAAACCAACCTACTCAACCCATCTGTTAACTTTCTAGGTCCCGGCCTGCTTGCTTCCCTTATTTCTTTCTGCCATGGAATCTGGTATCTTTCTTTCTCAAACTCCAAGGCCAACCCCGGTATGCCCACGTCGTGTGAGTGCTTTTCTCTTCCCGTGTTGTGACCTTCGACAGGAAGACCCGCCAAGTCACTCGCGCTATGTACAACCAGTCTCTGATACCCATTCGATTCTATCATTATCGTGTCTGGATTAAAACGTTTTGCAAGCTCGCGTATCTTTAACACCTGAGTCTCTAACCAACCCGAACCCTGTGCCATTACCTTACCTGTCCAACTGTATAAAAGCCTACGATGTTCCGTACGCTTATTATAAGCCACAAGACAGTAGCTTGTCTCATCATTCTGACTGTTCATACCCACAGCTAAGTCAACGCCCATTACGACGCTTATATCTTCATTGTACTCTGGCAACCCCATATCAAGATTCTCATCTAAACAACGCTGAAGCACCTCATAAGGAATAACTGCACTCTCTGGGTCCAAAGGATTTAGCATATACTCAGACTCAAACGCCCTACTTCCCATTGTCTCCTTTTCCGTATCTAATCTTTCCTGATTCCAATACTCTGGCCAACGCGGAGTACCATCCTCCAACAACGCAGGATGTCTTACTACATTCCACTCGGAACTCTCAGATACCCAGTCCGTTATGTCGCCTACTCGTTTTTGAGTACCTACAAGCAACATCTTAGAATCTGGTAACCTCATCGGCATTACAACCCTCTGAACGTAATGAATAACTTTTTCATCTGTCAAATTTGGAAACTCCTGCAAAACGTCGTCCAAAATAATCATATGAACGTGAGGTCCTTCCAACGCCTTACCAATACTTGCAGCAGCTACCCTACTACCATTGTTAAACCTCTTTGCACTTTTGCGTATTGTCACCTTCCTATCATCTGCCTTCTGTAAAAACCCACTAAGACGCCAAGACCTCTTACATAATTCCTCAAACTGCTCTAACTTATCCCAAGCCTGCTCCAATGTCGCTGAAATATACAAAGCCCTGAAATTCGGCTGCTTGTGCATATAATATGCCAACACACACAGACCCCATGTCGTCTTCAAGTGACCTCTTGCACAAATTATTGATGCAAATTCTCCCTTGTTAAAGTTTTCTTCCCACTGATTGTGCATATCTCCCAAAGGAACATAAGTTCCCGGCTCTTGGTCCATATAATCTCGCATCACCTCATCTATGAACTCATTCAAACTCAGTGGCTGCTCGTTCATTATCTCCAAAGCACCTGCGATTGCCTGAGTTATGTGTTTGCTATGGTCCATTACTTGTGTTTACGGACAGTTATAACTATGTCTTTAACATCTTTGTCATGAATTATAAGTTGTTCGTGCATATAATGCAAATCATTTGTTTCCTCGATAACTTTTCCATCTTTAATCAATCTAATGATGGTAACCACCTTTCTCCGTCAAACGTACTTACTGTAAAATATCCGCGAAAATCAAACCGAGGTATCAAATAACAACGACTTACCTTTTTTCCTGTCTTCTCATCAGGCTCACCAGCAGATACTGTCTTAAATTTGTTGTCCTTTATCAATTCCTTCAACTTGTCCATACGAATTATCCATAAATGATTCTCACTTAAGTTAGGAAAATAATATGCAAACCAATCTGACAAGGTTGTCTTGATTCCACTATCCTTACCACGACACTTGTACTCTATTGCCATGTTACCAGTACCGCCCTTGTCCCAATCCTTTTCAAACATATCTGTTTTTACTTCAAAAAATACGGGCTTCTGACGGTTGTTTTGAAACATTATGTCAAATGCTGACGTGTTACCATAAGTAATAAACTTCTTGTGCCATTCAGTCTCTACAAAATGTCGAACTGCACGTTCACCCATCTGACCGTCTTCTAAATCATCCTCAAAGTTGTTGTTCATAACAATAACTCCTTAGTAAATTTTTGGTTTGCATTAACAACACGTATCTCTAACGGATACATATGCTGCTTCTTCAATATCGAATCACTGCCTTCTGTATTTACAACCTCGTAAACAATACCTGAATCAGCATCTATAACATCCGCACGCAATCCTGACGGCTCAAACACAGCCTCTGTGTAAAACTCATGCCCCCATTGTTTCAATTGCTTGCAAATCGCAAACTTCATGTCTATATGAGACTCTGTCTCGTTCTTACTCCAACGCATCGCATTCCTGTTTCTATTGCTTGTACGTAACAAACGACTTACTTTGTTGCGCTGCTCCTGAACCGCGTATCTATTCATCAATAAATCTCCTGCAAGCCAAACAATTTACCTCATGTTCCTTATCAGATGCCGTCACATTCATCAATCCTGTTGTATCATCCACATAACGACCACACATCGTCCAAAACGAACGACCCATGTACTTGTGAATCACTCTATCTCTATAATCACCCACGGTTACCAACTAACTCCCCCATCAACGGCGTATATATCTCGTGCATCTTGCACTTATAACAATCTAACATAGGACGACCTTCCTTCTTTTCACTAAATATAAAATCATCTTTGTGCAACTTTCTGTGTTCCTCTTGCCACGTCTCGCCACATACAAAGCAATTAAACTTCCATTTCATTTCAATAACTCCAAACACTTCTTACAATTGACGTGCTTCAAATCTCGCTTCTTCATCTTCTCATACTCCTGATACGTCGTCTCATGACCACACATAGTCATGTGGTGTACCTCACTAGCAACATGACGTCTTCTCATAATCTCTTCTTTATCTGCTCCCTATATGTATTTACCCCAAGCCAAAATCCCGCAATAAAAAATGCAACCATTAAAAATAATGCTAAAAAACTATTCATTGCGACACTCCTTACAAAATCCACCATGAGCCTCTACATCTATCGGTGTTACTACCATTCCACACGCTTTACACCTCCACATTCTCTGGCTCCCTGTTTATGTCTTCTATCATATTCTTGCAAAGTATAGACACCATACCCAACGCCGTCGTGTACGCCTTAAGTTCCTTCTTCTTGTAATCCATCGGATTATCATCAACAAACTTCTGAACGTGCATCATTATCTCATGCAAAACAACAGTCCACACATCCTGATGCGTAGCATCACTCATTGGTCTATCCTCCCTTCCATCCAACCAAGGAAATCATCACAAGCATCAAAAAAACCCTGCATATACACCTTCAAGTTGTCTGCATTCACCTGCAAATGCTTGTCCCTGTACTCCTGTGTGTTTTTCATCTTTTTCAAACAATATGCCCGTATATCCATATACCGTATCGTACGGTCTATATCTGCCTGAGTAAACGTATGATTACGCTTGCCTGCAACATGACCACCACTCAAACCATTACGCTTAGCCATCTAAGTCACCCCGCAACAACGCAATATATGTCCGCAAAAAATGCTGCTTCTTAGCCCTAGGTATATCCGTCTCACTCAAAGCCTGCTGTATACACTCATTTATGTGGTTCACAAGCTCATCCTTCTCCTTCTGCACATCACCCATGCTGTTCAACATCTCCGTCATCTTAGCAAACTCATGCCCGCGTATCTCCGCATTACCCTGCCGTAGGCGGCCCAAAAATTCCTGCCTTACTTCCTCAACCTCAGCCATACGTGCGCCAACATCCTTCACTACCGTGCGCTTAACCTCCTCTGCCAAATCATGCTCTACCTCCGTAAGTTGTTCTTTCCAACCCATCTTAGCTGCCCACTTCTGTACAGTTCGCATACTCAAACCCCAATCATAACGCTTATTCAACTCATCTGCAATAGCCCTATAACTCATACCATTCAAGTACATACCAAAAGCCTCCTGCTTATCTGCTAAACTATACGTACTAGGTCTGCCTACCTTTCCTTCGCTCATTGGCCTCCGCTATTTCTAAACATATCGCTCGTTGCCATTCTTCGCTCGACTCTACGCTCAGCATCCAATACCTCCTCAACAACCTTCTCCTGAGCATCATAAGCCTCATTAGCAACTACATCATCAAAA